ACCAAATACTAAGAGATACATTTGACTTGGAACAGAACCTTATTACACGTGCCAAAATCATGGTAAGGGGAAATAAGGATTTAAATGAAGCACAAGCACAAGGAATAATTGATGCAAACAGAGAAGCAAATGACAAAGAAAACAAACAGTCAATTTTTAATCAATTCCGTAAGGAAACTGGACAAGATAAACAATTTGGAAATCAGTCTTAGCGGAGACATAGAAGAAATCATCAAAGACCCTATTGCATGGGGTGAAAGAATGGTTGAACAATTTATTCTCGGCAACGAAGATAAGTATTTAGAGGCAAAACAGCTCGGAAAGGACTTTTGGGATGCAGTTGAAGATAAAAGCAAGGGTTGATTTTGGGAAATTGGCATTAACTATGCCATCATTGATTGATAATTACCTAACTCGTGTGGCAGTATCGTCGTCAGGAAGGGCAAAAGAAGCGATTGATAGCGGTAATTTCACGCCTTTAGCTCAATCTACGAGAGAAATTAGAGAAAAAGGGCAATCACCCGCATCTGGAAGAACAAAAACCTCATCAGCCAAGCCATTAGTCCATACGGGAAGCCTTAGAAAGAGTATTAAGGCTAAAGGAAAGTCAATGGAAATGCTTTCTTATGGTATTCACCACTTAACGAGTGGCAAAACAGCTAATAGTAGGTTTGCAAAAGCATTTAACATGTCTGGTAAAAATAGACCTGCGAGGGATTTCCTAAGCCTATCTATGAAACTTGGGTCAAAAGATGCTACAAAGCTTACAAAGAACTTTTTTAAAGCGATTAGAAAAGCCTTACACAAAAAAACACCGCTCAAATAGGGAGTATTATGCCAGAAAAGGAGAAAATGGATGACAAAGACAGAGATGTATTACTTTGGGTTGCTCTTGGATTATCTTTTGATATTAGAATCTTCACTGAGCGACTTGGACAAGAAGTGGAGCGACTTAGACGAGGTGGTGTTAGCGAACAATCAATTATTGGGATTCTTAGCCAAGACCTTAACAGACACGGGCGTATCTTCGGGGAGTTCCGCAATTCAATTAAGCGAGGAGTTGTCGGAGGCATTAACCAAGCTTTCCGCAGACAAGGAGAAGTGGGGAGAAAGCTAAGATGGATTGCCGTATCTAAGAATACATGCCCCGATTGTGTTAGTAGGGCAGGGCAAGTAGATACTTGGGATGGATGGGAGTCGAGAGGGATGCCAGGTTCAGGATGGAGTATATGTAAAGAATTTTGCTACTGCCAATTAATCCCCGAATCAATGGAGATGGATGATTCAATAAAAATTTGATATAACTATAACTTTTAAAACAATGCCTTATTCTTTATATACAAACAATAGGCATAAATAGTTCCAACTATAGTATTTCTCTATCTATATATACGTTAGTATATATGTATGTAGAAAATTCACCCCCCTCCCCTGATTTTTGACTATAGGGTAAGCACAAAAAGTGCATATAACGTCGTTATTTGATGTTTTTGCTTGGGGGGTATAGTCAAAAAGGCGACATGGCTCAAAACACCTTTAAATGCACTTTTTAGCCCCTTTTGACCTAAAATCGCTGTTTAAAGGCGGTTGTAGCGGATGTATATATATACCATACCCCCCCCCTACTTTGGGGTATTTAAAAAAATACTATACCCCCCTTGATTTAAAGGCGGTTGTAGTGCGTTTTTACCCCATATCCGCATCGCCTTTTCGACATCCCGTAGGAAACACCTTTAAATGCACTTTCTCCTCGGTGGGGAAAAAAGGCACTAATTAAGTATAATGCCTTTTTCTTGAATAAGCCCTTTTGTGAGGGTGGATATGTCAAAAACGCTATTTAAACGTCATTTGAGCCACGTCGCTTTTTTGATAACAGCTACAAGTGCGTTTAAATGCCCATTTCTTTCTCTTTTGCGATTATTGCTTCGAGCCATTCTTGGCGTTGAATATTAGTTTGTCTTCCATTTGAAGGGGCTGGGACTCCGACTCTTTTTGCTCTTACCCGCCATCTTCCTGCTTCCTGTTTCAATTTATGAGTCCTTGCAATATCTTTAGCTGTCTTTAGTTTCTTTTTAGACCTATGTTGGACTATTGGTCGTTCTGGTAAAGCGATAATATCTTCATAATCGGCATCCTCTACCTCTACAACCACCTCTCCCGATACGTCGAGGAATTTCTCAAAGGGGGATTGCATATTATTTACTTCAACTCTCTTGATGAGTTTCCCTGAGTGTTCCAAGACTAACCGACCTGCTTGAACGTTTCCTGCTTCTGCTTCACGTATCATAGCATTGAGAACAGAGGGGAGCTTAGCCCCAAATGTCACCATATACTTCTGATAAAACACTTCTACGAACTCTGGGTCTTTAAGCCAATTCTGTATAGTCCCCTTAGACACCATTACTTGGTCAGCGATAGATTGCATTGTTGAACCTGGATTACAAATGAGGTATTCCATTGCCCTTGTTTTGGTGGGTTTCCAATTACCTGGTAGTTTAGTTGCCATGATTATCCTTTAATAAGTTATTTGTATTATACAACTAAATATAAACTTGATACAAGGTTATTAATAAGTTATACACACTATCTAACAATATTGATTTGGCTCGCCTAAATCCAATAGAGGCACTACTACTACAAACAACCCTTTCTTTTAAAACTTCTTTTGATTTTTTTTTTCAAAAAAGGGCATCAGAGGTTGTTTAAGCCACTTTATGAGTCAGATGGGGACACCCAACTACCAAAAACACCATCACCCCTCCCCCCTTTAAACAGGATAATGGCATCCGCTTATCCTCTTTTGGGTGAAATAAGCCTAAAATAAGGCTAAAAACGGTAGCACGATACGCTTCCACCGAGAAAACACTTTTTTAAACAGGCTACTTGTAACATGCAAACAAAAACACTTGTAACATACAAATGAAATCTTGAATCGATAGGCGTGCGGTGGAGTGGTATACATACCAAAGACCCTAAAGATACCACAGCCTAACAAAGAAGATAAGATTGTCTTGATTCGTAGGTTGTGCCTTAAAGCCATTAAAAAAGAAAATAGGTAAGTAGGTTCACGTTTGATTTTTTGTCTCTGTATGGATTGATTGGACACCTTGAGTAAATAGGATAGGATTGTCTTAATTGGATTCAAGCCATTTTCCTATGGAAAATAATTGCAATGAACTCTTGACACCCTAAATAGAAGCGTATTAAATTACGCCACTGTTTAACAATGAACAGCATAAGAAAGGAAACAAAATGAAACTAACAAAATTAGAGACTAAGTTCGTTGAACAAATTATGGAAAGTGAGTATGCAGATTGGGTAGATACTCCAGAACCAGGTTACATAGGTGATTGGGTCGTTGGACCAGATTACGATATGAAAGTTGTAAGGGCTCTAATCACTTCATTAGATAAAAAGAAAGTGATTGATATTGGAGGACACATGAATTCATTTGAAGGTAAAGACATGGTTTGGATATCTATTAAACCCGAACTTTTAGATTTTGAGAATTATACATTCATAACAGAAAGGAATTAACATAATGAAACACACAAAAGGAAAATGGAATCTATTTTTTCAAGACGATAATGGATATGGTATAACTAATGGAGATTCGGTTATTGCTATCGCTGGTGAAAATGATCTACCCGAGAATGAAGCAAACGCCAATCTGATAGCGTCAGCACCGGAGTTACTTGACTTGGCGAGAATGGAAAGAGATAAGCATATTTTCGGCGAATCCAAATTCATTAAGAAATATGGTATGAAGTGGAATGAGATTAAAAAGATGAGAGAAAATTTAATTGCAAAAGCGGGCTTTTCGGGTGAAAACAACAATAACAAAAACAGGAGTAAAAAATGAAACTAAAAACAACTAAAAAACAAATCCGAGAGAGTGCATATCAACTGTATGCAGTCGGTTACTGTGAGCTTGATAGATTGCTCGTGTATCAATCGCCGTTTGCTTATTCGAGTGGGGTTTATGGCTGGTCTTGCGATTATTACAATTTGGACGGGGTCATTATTTCAACGGGTTATTC